ACGACGCTCAAATGGTAGCGCCTTGCGATCCCGTGAGGCCAGTGCCTTCTTGTGGGCGGGTGAGCCGTACTCTGGAATTACGGATTTCCCGGCATTTACCTCGACGACCTTGGTGGTGATATCGTCCTCGTCCATCCCTAGCGTCAAGGCAGGCATGGGAGGAGCATCGCCCCACGGATAGCCCTCGGTACCTTCGGGCAGTAGGTCAGGACGGTAGACTTCCAGCAGCTTGTTTAGGGGGACGCCGATTTGATGTAGCGCCACCATTTGCTGGGTGATTTCCATCTGGTCTTCTTGCAAGGACCGGACTTGGCTGAAGTCGAACTCAAGGTGATACTCGTCACCGAACTGGACCATTAGCTGCTCGATAAACGCGCTGGCGATACGCTCAGCCTCGGGGATAATACAATCCGTATAAAGCGCCTTGTCAGCCTGCTCGACGTTGGAATACGTTGCCCTAGAGAAGTCCTGTAGCTTGGTAGGCGGTACCTTGTAGACCCTGGCAATATCAGCCAGTGTCCACTCAAGCAGGCTCATGAACTCGGCGTCAGCAGGGGTTAGCTGCGGAGTCTGGATATCCATCGGGTGGCTAAACACCGCGAGCTTGTGCGCCTTGTCGGCACCACGAAGCCTCAGGTTCAACTGATGTTCGATGCTCTCGCGCTGTTCCTTTGTAAGGGCTGTACCAGCGTCCTTGGGACTCAGGATACCACCGGGGTTCATACCGTTACGGAAGATATTCTGATTAGCCGCCATAGCGTCTAGGCTGGACTCGATACTCATGCGAGCAGCTTCCAGCGGTGACAGGCAACGGAACTCATCGTTAGGGTCCATCACGCCGGGAATCCAGATAACGTCTTCTGGCGCGATATCGATATTCTTGCCGTGACCCGTGCTGAACACGAACTTCTCGATATAGTCCGTGGGGTGCGGAACAATCTTCATCTTCTCGGCAGGGGCGTACCACAACTCGACGGGTACGTTACGGCTATTGCGCTCAATGATGACAAAGGCTTGTCCGTAGACGCACAGGCTCATCTCGACAGCAGCCATTAGTCTAGGCAAAGACCAGTGCGGGTTGACGAACTTGAACAGGTCATACACAGGCCCGCTGGTGACCTTCTCCTTGGAACCGTCAGGTAGTTCCCTGTAAATAAGAACAGGAATCGACGATAGCGTTGTGGAACGCAAGTCAACGGCGGTGTAGACAGCGGTGCTAAGCTGCACCAACTTGGCAGGGTCGTTGCGGCGCTGGTCAAACGAGAAGACCTCGCTGACCTGTCGATCTAGGCCAACGCCTACTTGCCCGCCAAGACGCCATGCCTTGACAGCTTCCCGAAATCGATCAGTCCATCGCATAGTGTAAATCCTAACCCCCGTGGACTTGGGCAGTAAAGCCCGTAAGTAAAGTAATTATCGGCAAGTTATCACTAGCTCATCGCAATCGTTGGACGTGATCCAAGCTGATAAGCATAAGCAGTAGCGTCAACCATGTCGTCGTGTGAGCCAACTGGGAACCCCTGTAGTTCTTGTATGTAATAACTATTTATAGACGGATTGATATAAACCAATCCCTGTTCAAAGCGGGCTTGCAGGGGCGTGAAACGCGATACCTTGTCCTTGTCGGGCTTCAACCCGATGACAGGTAGGCTTGTTGTGCGTAGGAGTTCCTGAACCACAGCCTGTTGATATTGTACTGCTTCAATACCGATAAGTTCTGGGTTCCATATACTGGCCTGCCCCTTGATAAACTCTAGGATACTGTTGAACGGCGCTCTGGTCCGTGTTGCCGACAGAATGAAGATACGACCATCGTGAGTCTTCGTCAGGCAAACGATAGCCGTGTAGTCGGCGTTGTTCTTCTCGGATATTGCAAGGTCCACAGCCATATACACGGGACCGTGGACTTCTGGTGGATCGGACAGCTTTATCCACTCAGGCTTGATAAGCGCACCAGCAGCAGATACGAACTCAGCCAGTATCTCTCGCCTGAACGCAATCTCGCTTATCTGCCCGCGCAGTACGTCGAGTTCCTGGGGGTCTAGGTGTGGATTCGTGTAGCTGCTGAACTGCCACGACTTTACAGCCTTGTTCTTGGAATCCTGGCCCTCACGGAACAGGGTATGGAACCAGCCATTCTCGACGTTAGGCGTCGATATCATGACTGCCTTGCCTTTACGGTCAGCCAAGGCTGGTCGTAGGACTTCTGTCCACAGTCTCTCGCCGTCTGGGATGAAGTCAGCTTCGTCCAGAATAACGAGGTCTAGGCTTTCACCACGCAGCAGGTCTGGTCTATCCCCTGACCTACAACTGATCCAGCCACCTGATTCGAACTTTATTGTACGGGTGGACTCACTGACAACAACGTCTAGCTGCTTGCATATTGAACGAAGAAGACGCCACGCGATACCCGTGACGGAATAAGTCGGGGCTACCCAGAAGACGTTACCGCCTAGCAGGGCTGTCTTTAAAGCCAGTACAGCGCCTAGCCTTGTCTTGCCCCAGCGTCTACCGCAAACCAATATCTTGAACCGGGCTGTCGATTTAGCCACGGGTCGCTGGTTCTTGTGCAGCGGGGGTAGGACTATTTCGACTTGCACTTGTCTATTCTAGCCTTGGCGATTGCTGCGTAGTTGGGGTCTAGCTCGATACCGATAAAGTTAAAGCCCTCAAGTACAGCACCGCGACCTGTAGACCCACTACCAGTAAACGGGTCGAGGACAGTACCGTTGGGTGGTGTGACCAGCCTGCACAAGTAACGCATTAGGTCAGTAGGCTTTACAGTTGGGTGGTTGTTGGCTACACCGTCGTTGCGGTCCTTTCTACTGGCCTTCGCGCTGTAGAAGAAGCGGGCAGCGCTGCCGCCTGCGTCCTCGATAGCGCATACCATACGGTGATATGTCCTAGACCCGCTAAACGCTAGCAAGTGACCGCCTGGTTTAAGTACTCTCAGGCATTCCTTCCATACGTCGATATCATACGCGATACCCGTGCTATCCCACTTCTTTCCCATGAAGCCAAGTTCATAGGGAGGATCAGTGACGATAGAATCTATACTGTTATCCGCAAGGGTCTTTAACTGTTCCCTGCAATCACCGATAAGTATCATTGTGTCTAGCTCCTGTTGCGTTATCCGGCATTTCTGTTTAGATTAATTCGACCCTTGACCGTCATCGTCCCATTTGATCTCAAGTTTGACGTTCTGCTTGAGGTTGTCCTTGGGATCGAAGTCCTTGCCCCACTCCTTCTTGAACCGACGTTCAAGCATCGCTAGGGCGGCTTTCCAGTCACGATCCTGCTCGGCAGCGAAGTTGATGATATTGACTAGCCGCTGTTCGTAGTTGACGATTGCCTGCTCGCACTCTAGGGCGAAAGCATCGTCGCAAGCTCGCCAGTCATTCAGTGCCGATATGCTGATACCAGCGGCGGTAGCAGCACTCATATAACTGAGTCCAGCGCGGAGTGCAGCCAGCACAAGGTCCATCCGCTCACGGCTCATCTTGCCGCGATTGTTGCCGGATTGCAGGGGCGTTGACCTGCCACCCTTGCGCTTGGCGGGTCGCTTGAGTTTAGGCTTGTCTTCTTCCATTAGCTACTGCTCCCTGTTGCGCCTGTGCATCCACTTGGGGATTTCCATCGTGGGTAGTGTACGCTGGCGCTTCTTGCCCTTCGTCGTAACGAAGTGGACCATGAGGTTACCCTTGTTGCTGATACCGAAGCTACAGCTTTGTGGCGTTGCCTCGTTGTAGCTGTCAGGCTCATCCCATTCCTGTAGATGCGCGATGATATCAGCAAGTTTACCCCGTATGGCAGAATCCAGTTCAGGATTCTCTTTGTACAAGATACCGGGTAGGTTGGATGCCTTGATGTAGTAGCGTATGCTGACGACCTTGCCGGGGAATACCGGGTCGTCCTCGGGTGGGTTCAATCTAACGTCTAGGTACTTGCCCTGCTCGTCTTCCCCGTGAAGGAACACGGGTAACAACTCGGCGGCAACCGTGGTGATAGCGTCGAGAAGTTGCGGTGGGCTTAGGCTGGACCAGTGACTCATCGGTAGAACCCCCTTCTAATTAAAGGGCCATATTGAAGGACTATCAAGATGACCAAGGAGCATGTTTACGGAGTTCTTTCAGGTAGGCGGTACCCTTGCGGTCCAGTTCGTCCCATTCCTGATAACAGGGTTTGCAGAGTTTCGCCTTGTATTCTTTGGACTTGTTGGATACCGTGGCCTTGCTACGGCAGCCAGAACAATTAATATCTATATTATAGTTTGGTCTCGCAGGCATATTGTAGAGCCTCCTCGGGGTTGAATCCCCGTATAACCGCCGTGAACTGTAACCCTTTCTTGTTTCTGGGATGAACCGTGGAACTTAAATGCTTGATCTGCTTGTCGTCGTGGTAAACAACGCCGATGAGTGCGTCCATCAAACCACCAGCGAGGTTATCGGCATCACCTCTACCAGTATATGCATGTATGACTAGCTGCAACTGTTGGTGCTTTGGAAACAACAGGGGGCGGTGACCAAGGGCCTTGTAAACATCTTGGGCTACATACAGCTTCCAGTTGGTGTAGTTGCTTGGATTGTACGCAACGCCTGATCGGTTGAATTTGGGTCGCTTCTTGGATACCAAGGGTAGTTCGAAGCTGACGATTGTCAGCGTAGTGCCGTCGAAGGTGATATCCACTTTAGTCTGGGTTCCACACCGTTTCGTACATCTCGTCTAGGGCCTTATGGCAGGTCTGACAGGTGACAGGTGGTTTCGTGAGTACCGGGGTGTGCTGCTTGCAGTCTGGACACCATCGAGATCGAGTTCGGAGCCATTCACCTGTCCACCCGCATTGGTATGACGGTTCGGTTGTTACAACATCGCGTTTCGGCTTGGCGGGTCGTTTGCCCATGGTCGCCCCCTATCACATCATAACAGAAATATCAAGGGGTGCCACGCAACTTCTGGGACTTTCCTTAACAGGTGCCCTCAGCGGGGATGTAGTAGTTAGGGGTGTAGTAGTTGGGAAATTATTCGAGACGAAAGAATTAGTGATTGTGCAATCCTGAACAATTTGATTCTGGCTAAATTCATGGATTCTTACTACTACAACTACTACAAAGGCTGAAAGCTAGTAAAGATAAGGGTTTGAGCCTGTAGTAGTGATGTAGTAGTTGTAGTAGCTGAACTACTACAAACGGATGTTCGAAAGTACCTGTATCCCGCTTGGTTGCTTGCTTTGAGCCTGCCCCTTGACTCCCTCGTCTTTCTGTGATACGGTTAGTCTGCTGGTCTACCCAGCGGAGGGTGAGGGGGTTGGTCAGGTGCCTGCATTCTTGGTCAGCCCCCTTGTCGCTACTACACTACTACACCCCACGGAGGAACAACGAATGGTGTACGACGAAGTGAACGACATGTGGTTCGATGACTGGTTTAGTTTGGTAGAAGACTTCGGCTTTGATCCGGGGCGCGAGATTAGCCACGATGTTTACGCCGATCCCCACAATATCCCTGTCGAGGTTGTTCGTTGGTTATCGACCAGATTGCACAACGAAGTCGATGGTTTCTACGATGAGGACACTTATCGGTCTCGCCATATCATCGCTGTTGGCGGTAGGGCTGACTCCGCTGAGGAAGCGTACCATAGGGGCAAGGTTGGGTACCCTGAGGCTAAGCTGGTGGCCAAGATGGTGATAGACGGTCATACCTTCTATGTCGGTGCGGTTCCTAAATCTGCTTGACACTTCTAGGTGTTTGATACTATAGTCTAATAGGAAGGTCGGTGGTGACACCCCTTCTGGATGATTCACTGTGTACTCCTCAGTGGGTGATCTGACGGTTCAAGGTCTTATCTCCCTTGAATGGTTCCTCTAGTAGTAAGCGACCCAGACCCCTCACCGAATGTAGAGCCTCGGTGGGGGGTTTGTGGTGTCTGCCCAGAAATTGTTGTAATAGTTCCTTGATTATCTGCTATATATGTAATGGGAACGCCATTTACTAACACAAGGAGCCTTACACGATGAGTACCACGCAAGCACAGGTCCGTGTACCTGAACTGCACAACCGCCTAGAAGCTATCTTCAATACCCGGTCCTACTGGTTCGAAGACAAGCGTTACACCGTTGAACTGAACAACGTGATTGCCGCCATTGATTTCCTTGACTCGCGTACCGTAATGAAGTACCCGAACCTCAAGGTCAATTCTGCCTTGGCTGCCGATGCCGCCAGCGAGTACGCTGGTATGTCCATCAACGAGTACGAGATTGTCGTAGCTGCCGAGCTACTGGATATTCCAGTGTCGTCGTCCAAGACGAACAACGACCCGTATGTCTTCCATTTCAACCTAGACTTCGAGAAGGTCAGGTACACCGACTACTACCACGCCTACGAGCAGTTCGACGACAACGACTACTTCGTTGACTGTATCGCTGAGACGTGGAAGCTGGCGCAGGGCCGCTATGGTTGGTGGGATACCGTTACCGCTGGGGCACCGTTCCACAAGCCTACCCGCGAGTACGCCGAGACTTTCGCGCATCAGGTCATGGAAGTGATGGACTGGATTTACTTCGGCGGCGTCAAGATGACGCGCTGCTGGAGCCTGCGTATCAACACGCACCTGAAGCAGGTACACCCCGGCATCAGCAGGCTGGCATTCATGACTGCCTACGTCATGATGGGCAAGCCGTGGAAGTTCTTCAGGGCCAAGGACGGTACTGTTGATATCAAGACAAGGGCATCCAAGGCTACCAGCGAGGGCACAACACATGAAGTGGTGTAGCCAGTGCTTGAACTGGGGTGCTGCCTGTTACTGCGCAGTAGCCGCAGGAACCATGTTTCAATTGAGTAACAACCCAGAACCGCTAGGTGGAGTGCCTGTTATGCAACAACCCAGGGTTTACTACATCGTGTCCTCGGGCTTGTGCGGCGTTCCAAAGAACGCTAGCAGGCTGTTGGCTCGCGAGTATCTTCCAATGGCCACGGCTATGGATACCGTCGCCAACAATCGAAGTGTAAACATCAAGGTGATGCTTAACCGTATCGACAACCGTAATGTTGCTGCCTTCGGCCCTATTGATCCCCCACAATATGTCGAAGCGTTACTTGATACTGAGGGCTTGAGGGCGATAATCCTCAAGTACCATAATGTAAGGATGGGGTCGGAAAGTATCTTACTGTACGTCTGGGAAATCAGGGAATAAACACATGAGCAATCCACGCAAGATATTCAAGGTGACTGGGCTTTGGCAGCGCACTACCAAGGCTGGTCGTACCCTGCTTACTGCCAAGTTTACGGTGTCGCAAATGGCTTCGATACTAAAGCAGATGCGGGAGCAGGGGCTTGAGGAGTTCGACTTTACGGTGTGGCAGACGGAGGGGAAGCTGTCACAAACAAGTCCTGACTACACGGTAGTGTTCTCGGAGTTGTTCAAGCCGTAAGGTTCTTGGGCGTAAGTCCGTGAGGGGCGACCAAACTGTCCCCGGCAACCCAAGCGCAGGGCCTCGTCCAACAGGGCGGGGCCTTGTTGTTTGTCAAGTGCATAACTTTGCCCAGTTTGTACTTCTTTAGTAATTTACATTTAATAGAAATCGTGATACGATAATATCAGGAGGTGTCAAATGAAGTTCGAAATCCCACCTAAGGGGCGACCCCGCAAGCCAGAGATGATGTACTTCGGTGTACGGATTCACAAGGACGTTGCCCGAACCATTCGTGAAGAAGCAAGGCTTCGTAAGCTGCCGATCGGCACGTTTGTGGAAGTATGTCTTGCTGCATATCTTTGCAGCCAAGAAGCACAGGACCATATGGAACAACTCGCTAACGAGGAGGAACAGTAATGGCTATCGACGACGAAGTGCGTATTGCCACGGCTCGCCTAGAGCAACGTGTTGCTGACGCCAAGAAGCAGCATCGTATGGAAGGAATCTTGTTCTGGCTCCATACGCTAGCTGCCTACCTTGTCGGCGCATTGTCCTTTATCGGACTCATGAGGGTGCTGGGGCATTAGCCCCGGCGCTTGTTTCTACCCACCCCTACTAACCGAAACGGAATATCAGTGTTTATCCACACGGAGGCTCTACCCCATGTCTTTCAAGTCAGGAAACTCATCGAACCACTACAGCTATGTTACAACCCCCCAGCGGGGTGATGACGGCGTAGTTTACGACTCGCAATCCGAGGCGCGTGTTGCCCAGTTCTTCAGCTTGCTGGGTATCCAGTACAAGCCTGTGTACGCGACGTTCTTCGACAAGGACCGCCAAGTGCAGTCCTTTCTGGATATCAAGGGCAACGGTGCCACTTGGTCACCTGACGGCTACATCGCCCCGCAAAGGGTACCCGGCTACGTCTACCACAATCAGTCACAGCGCGTGATCTTCGTCGAGGTCAAGCCGATGCCCTACCCCGACCTCAACATGATGGGCAGAATGCGCCGCTGCCTAGAAGCCCAGTACGGCGGGTACGACCTGTACATGCCGACAGTCCGTGGCTTCCAAGTCTACATGGACGACCTGACGCCCAGCGACGCCAACGCTGACTTCCTGCGCGTGGGCTGGGACTGCGGCTACGAATCCGAAGTAGGCACCGAAGTCTTGCTGGCCCTGCTGCTAGACCCAG